CATTGGCATCTTTGTGCTTAGACATTGGTACATACCAGAACTTATCAGGGAATGCAGAGTATAGTTTATCTGCAGCTCTACGTCCTGCATCATCAAGCTCACCTGCATAGATGATCTCTTTGAATGAGGATAAGTAGATATGATTGTGCTTGATAAACTTCTCACCAATAGATGCACTAGGTAGTGACTTGACTGGAAATGTCTTACCTAGTATTTGGTATAGACTTGCCGCATCAAACTCACCTTCAGTAAGGTAGATACGTTTGCTTGAGCCTGAGTTAAACTCTGGGCCAAACAAATGATTCATACCCATACCTCTATCTTTAGTCCACGTCTTAGACTTGTCTGACACTAGCCTGTACTTGACTGTGTGTGGGTACTTGTACGCATACCTGACTGCTTCACCTTTATCACCAGTCTGTAATTGTATTCCAAAAAGCTCACAAACATCAGGGTCAATAGACCTGATACCATTGTAAGTTCCACCCGTTACGGGTATTTCCATAGGCTTTCTCCTTTCCTTGAGAGGGTACTCCTGCTTGACCCAATCATATGTTTGTGACATATCCTTAGATGGATATGATCTACTACAAGAATGACATTGACCATAGCCATCATCATTCCAATTAAACGCATCGCTTGAACCGCAATCTGTATACGGACAAGCTAAGTGTGGGTTATCTCCTATCGCCATTAATTATATCCCTCATCATCTCATATATAAACATGATTGAAACAAAAGGCCAGAGAATAGCTAGCTTATATGTACCTTTATTGTCATCATTCATTGATTCAAACATACCTATGACTAGCATCATACCTAGTAGGTACATGATGACAGGTGGCCAAAGATATAGTGTCATGCATCTTCCCCTTGCAATACGTAACGTACATAACGTTGACCTGTAACAGGGTGCTTCTTCTTGACACTAAGTATGTCGTGACCAAGCTTACGTAGCTCTTGTATACGTTTGGTTAAGCAACTGATGCTATAATCTATCATAGCCTCACGTACTGTAATACCCTTAGTTGTTCTAAGGTGTGTCATAATTAATTCATGTTGTGATTTACTCATCGTTTTTCCTTTCCGATTAGTTCTAGTTTAAATAGGCCTTCAGTCTGCCTCATGGAAGACCACAAGTCAAGTAATTGTTTATAGGATATTTCAATCACCTGGTGTGTGTCTATTTCTTCTACGTATTGTCTTAAGAAAACAACACCATTGTTCTCAAGATACATTTCAATATCATCAAAGTTATTCTGTTCATCCATACTAGTAACGACAGAATAATCTTTTTCAAATTCAACTGTGAACATTTCTCAATGCCTCCCATGATACTGGAAATAGTTCAGACATCTTAGTATCTATTTGTTTTGCAACTATACGTGTTTCAAACTGTGTGTCTTTACTACATCTTAGGTTACACATATCTGCAAAGGCATCGAGACTACCACTCCAATACCACTCAGTCATTGTACTCTGAGGTAGTACCATACGTGCTTGCTCTTCGCATACACCAGATTTAAGAAGATGTTTATACAGTGATGTAACATAGTCTAAAGTAGTACTGATATGTATATCACTTATAATAGTACTCTCACTACTACCTTGTTTTTTATCTAGTACCCCAGCTCTCCATGTTGTAGGCTCGAAGTACTTAGGTTCTGTTGACACATATCTACGGCTGATCTCATTCCAACGTAGGAACTTATGCTTCACTAGCTGACGTGCAACAAACACTGGTGCTACTATATGGAAGGTAGCAAATGCATGACCGAATGGGGACATATGCTTATGTTTAGCAAGGAAACGTATTAGTTTAGCATCCTTATCTTCGTCAAATGTATCATGGTTTTTACCATAGCTAACTCTTGCCGCATTGACTATAGATAAATCACTACCCATGTGGTCAATGTAAATTGATTTTATTGATTGCATATTGATTTCCTTTCTTTAACCCAAAGTCTTTTAAGACTCTTGTGTCTACCACCTTTAGCACCAGTTGACTGCCTGTTTCTTTGAGCTGTCCACTGATCACCTTCCTTATAGGTTCTCATGTTGAATACCTCACGCATCCTTTCATTCTCAGCTTTACACACTGACATGTGGGCTAGCCTTAGTCTATCTTGAACATCCATTATTCTTTACTCCTTCTACTTAGTGCGGACTTTGCCGCTTTTAAATTGTGTTTAACATATGGGTTAAGACTTGCCACATTCTTATGACCTGTAACAGACATGATTGCAAGGTGGTCTATCTCACTGTCAATCATCTGGTTGATGGCTGTCTTTCTAAGATCACCCACACGTAGATCAGAAGGTAGTCCTGACAGCTCCTTAATCTGTCTGACTAGTACACCTGCAGAGGCATGGTCAAACGCCCTGTATGCCCCATCTGAAGGCCTCTGAAAGGGTACTACATATTCTTGGAAGTCCCAGTCACCTTTCTGTTGTAGTAACATAGAAGTCAAAGGTTCTTCTAATGGTAGCTCAACTGTAGCACCACGTTTACTTTGACGTATCTTTACCATGTTGATATCAAAATGTATGTTGTCCCACTTGAGAGTGTAGATATCAATAGGTCTTTGCGCCCACTCATAAGCCATCAGAACACAAAGGCCTATGTTTCTAAACTTAAAATCTGAGAAGGCTACATCACAGAACTTCTCAACCTGTTCATTATTCCATATAGTTGAACGTGTCTCATGGGTTCTCTTATTAACATGAGTTACAGGGTTGTTGTTAACAATGCCTAATGAACGACAGTAATTCATAATCATAGATAGAGACCTACTGTACTCATTAGCTGTGTTAGTACTTACATTTTCTTCCCAAGTATCATAGGCTTCGGTACATACTGGAGTTGTAACTCTATCAATTCTAAAACTACCAAACTCTTTACCATATATTTCTGTACGACAGATACACTTTAGATTGTGAGTATAGTTATCTTGGGTATTGGGCGACAAAGAATTAAAGTGTTTGGTTTTAAAGTAGTAACCTACTATTTGATTTAGGTTTGATAACCTACCTATATCACCTGCTACTAACTCACCTTTACGAAAGGCATCTATCTTATCTAAGAGCTTTGGTATCTCTACCCTTGCAGTTCTACCATCTCTAAATGTCTGAGACTTAACTATACCTGCTGACACTACGTCTTGAGGTGGTCTAAATACCCAAGACGTACTGCCGTTCTTACGACTAGTCTTAGTTGTATACTTCATATCTTTCCTTACTTTAAGTATTATTATTAATTAATAATAGATATTAATAGTAAACTTAAAGTAACCTTAAGTATACTTTAAGTACTATAAAATACATATTAATTAAAATTAATCAACCCTCTGTGACAACGTGTCACATATAACGAGTAGCTACATAGTCATTGACGAAGTAGTCAGGTGAGATGTTACACTCTCTCATGATCTCTTCAGCAGTATAACCATAGGTAGCAAGCATATCAGCAATCCTATCAGGGTAATCTAATACTAGGTTGACGAGTTCTTCTGTAGCATCAGGGTTGTGAGAATAATAGTAATCATCATTGAGTGCATACTTAGTATAGATACACTCTTGTACTGTAGGGTCACGATCAATGACAATCTTTGTCCAGTCAGCTTGTAACAAACTACTGAGTAACAACTCTGCATAAGACATATCTTGTGTCTCTTTAGCTGTATGTTGATTGTAGTAACCTACACTGATGTTAGTACACTCAGGTACTACATGAGCATACTCATTGCTGTCTGTGTAAGAACCACCATCATCGGCTACTAGCTGTGGCATACTGAGTGCAGTAGCAAAGGACTGTGCAAATTTGTTAGATGCAGTACGCATACCCATCTGGTGTGTGATAACAGACTTAGTGCCATACCTGTCGAAAGATATAACAGCATCAGTATGATCTAACCAAGGTGGATTGTCATAGACTAGTGCCTTACTACCCTGACAACCAATCTCTTCAGCTGCATGGACTACGTATGTACCCTCTACACCTGCATCAATCATCTTGAGTATAAGCCATATACCTGTGGTACAGTCAGCACCTAGACAGCTTGATACCTTGGGGTCAGCTACAGATATTATGTTGTTAGATACAACAACCTTCTGCATACCCTCAGCCTTGTGTACTGTGTCGTGGTGTGCCGTAAAGCATAGACGTGGCTTAACACCAACTTGGCATATGTAATTACCATATGGGTCAGGCTTACCAAACACAGGTTCGAGATACTCAAGACAGAATTCTTTCTGTGTCTTAGCACCTTCAGGTCGCATGTACTGCAACATATCTACTAGATTATTTTTCATTATTGTTTTCCTTTTCATAAGACTTCATGTATATACCGAAGTCATTCCTTACATATTTATATTCATGACTATTATAGTTGTGACCATCTATCTCATCTTTAGCTACAGTCTCATCTTCAATAGTACTAACCATCTGATCATTGTGGTACACTTCTCCATCCCAATCAGAACAAAAGTATTGTGCTTCAAACAATGGGGGAGATACAAATGAATCCTCAGACTCTACATATATTACCTCCTCAGAATCCCAGTACTCACCCTCACGTTCACACCATGTATACCCATCACAACCTTCTGCAACATCATGATATCTTCTACTACCATCGCTAGTAGTATACCATACGCATATGTGCTGGTCATTGTGATAGTATTCATCAGACCAATCACAGTAGAAGTGTTCATCTTGAAAGCAACAGTCACAGTATACATTACCTGTGTACTCAGAGTAACGTGACTCATCTTCATGCACATTCTCTTCACAGTTATAACAACGATTAATATCGTCACTGTATATGCCTTGGTAACCATTGCCATCAAGCTCACCACCACAACCTATAACTAGGTATTCTTTGGTATTAGCGTTACCTTCACTGTCTTTAGTACCATCAGGTAATCTACAAGCATCCAATGCTCTAGGCTCTAGGTCTAGGTATGGACCGATGTAAGCCTGAGTATCATAGTCTTTGATAGCTGATAGTTTAGCACCTGTCCAATCAGAGTCATAGACATCACAGGCATCTATACTATCCAGATGATCTTTTAGCATATCTAATGCTTGCTGACAAGCCCCATAAACACAAGATGGTTGTGGTATACCTGAGCCATGCTTCATGTAGACAACCACACGGCCACCTATGAAACCCCTATCATCTTCAACCCATATGATATTGAAATCACCAGAACCATACACCTCGGTTGGATGTATAGGTAGGTTCATCGGACCATCACCATCATCAAAGGTATACCGCATACAACTAGACGCTAGTGACTTGTAAGTACCTGTAGTATTAATGTTCTGTGTACCCACCATCTTACCTGTATACACCTTACGAAAGTCATCAGGCTTACTGGACGTTTTGACTGTGTACTCTCTGTGTGCAAAGGCATCAAGAAATTCAGTGACTAGCCTATCAACAGTCTTGTTGTCTAGCTCTGGTGCTATAGTAGACATAGCTTTTCCAGGCTTCATAGGCGTATGTAGATCAGCTAAATACTTATCACTGTTCTGATAGATACTGATATAACCATGCCTTCTCTTGGAACGCATAGGTGCAAACAAAGATAACCTATGAGGTAAAGCGTTTATCTCTAAGGTAGAGTTATGTACGTACCCTATGTTCTCTGACAACCATTGATGCAAAGCACCATCAGGTTGCCTTGCAGGTAATGTCCAGTCACCCCATGCTTGTATGACAGGGTCACTGTGTTCACTATCCAAGATACGCTTGACCACAAACCCATTTGACTGTGGGTCGTGTCCAAAACTAATTCTGAATTTGACATCACCAACCTCAATGAAAGCACCTGTAGGTGTATTGAACTCGATGATCATGTCGTCATCATCAACACTGAAGGGTTTGTAATCAGGTATCAACGCCAAGTGTTGCACATTATCAGGTATAAACTGAGAGTTATTAGCTAACTCCCTATTCACAATTCTAATTTCATAGCTCATAGCTATTCCTTTCTTTTACTAATAGTTTAATTATTCGTGTTCTCCACCTTTACCACGTAAAGTATAAAAGATTTGAGGCTTACGTTTAGCCGCTTCAAATACTGATACAGTTATAAAGATACCACACAATAAGAGTGCATGGAATAAAATATTCACACCTAGATACATCCAAGTACCTGTCATTGCAGTGAACACAATACACCACATCCATGCGAGTATCTGCATAACTAAATGCCGTACCCTTAAATCTTTAATATTAGACAATGGATTTCTTTCATGATCCATTATCAAATTCCACCAATCTATAATAAAACTTGTCATATTATTCCTTTCATTTATTAATTTAACCACCACGACATGAACGATATAAACATACTGAACACGCCTAAAGACACAACACCACCAAACAAAAACCATAGTGTTGCTAACTTAAATTGAGACCATGAGGACTCCTCTATCCATTCATGATCTTCTTCTATACCATAGGCTACATGAATGAAGCCATAGGTATCCGACACCACACGCCAACCATCAGTTGGACACGTATCTAACCATTGATTGAAGCTATCCCTATTCATCATACGAACCCTTCTTTTTTAAGCCACACAAATTCATTTATATTTATAGGTATGGTTTCTGTTTCACCGATAGGAAGTTCAGGTCTAGGTGAATTACAAATAACATTCCACCTACCTATTAACATCAACTCCTCCTTAGTATAGGTTGGTTTCTTGGTAGGTTCACACACCATTTCAATAACCTTAGAAGTTACATCATAATCAGGCGTACCATAGCCACCATCTATTCGCATATCTACATCACCTAACTCATCATAATCATGAGCTAGTTGTGCCACACATGCTTCTAGATCAAGACCTTCTATATGAAACTTTTCCAGTTCAAACTCGGTCTCAATCCAACCACTTAAAATATAATTCATCATATCAATACACCTTTAACTTTTCATTTGGGTACTCATCACAAGCCTTTTTCAAATCCAATATAAAATTAAACAAAACATCATAGCTACCCCAACCATTAGAAGGGTTTAGCTTCTCAAGCTTCTCCTGCTTAAACACCATGCTTTGAATACTTACTTTAAGACAATGTGAAATTTGATAACCTGTCATACCATACATATCACGCAATGGTATTACAAAAACTTCACGTATCATAGGTGAAAGGTTATAGGTAACATTACCTTGCCATTCACCTAGCAAAACGTCTGTACTCATAATAATTTACCTCCTACCATCACGCCCACAATAAACGTGATTATTAAAAGAAAAACAATCGCAATTGCTCCATTCATTTTTGCTTTATTTTCTGCGTCAATACGCCTTTGTCTACTACTCATATTCATTCCCTTTCTATAGTTGAACATGGAAAAACACACCATGTAAAAACATGATGTGCTTATTCGATATTCATTTATATTAAGCGGCCTTTTTATTAGGTAATTCAACAACTACATTATTTTCTTGATGCTTAATTGTAGCCTTAATTATTTTTTGCATCTCTTTCAATTCGTCTATTGAACGCTTTGAACAAGTTTCAATAAAAGACTTTACGTTTAAAGGGGCAGATTTTTTACCTGTTTTAGTTGTAAAAGCTTCTTTCCATTTACTACCACGCATTGAAATTTTTGCTTCGACCAAATCTTCCATGATAGCAATAGCTTTCTCATTAGCTTTCAGTCCCTTAATAATAATTTTAGCATGAGTTTTACCAGTCTTTTTATTCTTTTCGGTTTTAAACTTTGCACCTTCATAAACTATATTGATCATGGATTTTATTGCACGTTCTGCAAGTGTATCATCACGCTTTTTAGCTTGGTTAATTAGACCTATTAAGATAGTTGTATCTCTTTTTTCTAATACTGTTTGAAATGCTTCAAGTGTATATTTACCCATATTAGCACCATTACCAAGTGAACGACCAAAATTTGCTTCAATTTTTGTTACTGTATTTGTCATAATATTTCTTTCCTTTTTATATTATTTCATTTTGCTTAATGTTATCATTAAACATCAATAACAGCGGCGTGATTAAGACCGCTGTCATAACTGATTAATAATTTTTAAATAATAATAAACACCATCTAACAAAACCAATTAGCAAAACCGATTGAAATTTTATTAATAATTGCTGTCAATATCTTCAATTTTGTTCACTCAAGAAAGACTGTCGCCTAATACCTTCACCAATTATAGATGTTTAGTTCTTTTCCCGTAGGAATATCCCTTTTACTTTTACTAACATTAAAGACCCCTATTATATATAGGTACGTTTAATGCTTTCTCTCTATTCGGATCATACCAAGCCTTTTAATTTGTGAGATTAAAAAAACCGAGTAGCCTAGGCAATTAATATTTTATAAGATACTTTCCTAGTTAAGTTTCTATATTCATTACTGAATATTTTTACTTTAAGTATCTGCAACCTTCTAACAATTAAAACCCTAAAATCTTAATATAAAACCTGTTAGTTAGGTAAATGTAAAATAGCACATAGTTAAAAAAAACTACTAAAATCTAAAATATAATCTCACTCCGAAAATATTTATAATCAATTTCTGAATTTGAATATAATGATATAATTGAATAAAACAACAAGAAATTTATGCATTTTGTAATATTTTTATAAAATTTCTTGTAAGTTATTGAAAACAAAGGAAAAGAAATTTAATATTATTTTATTATAATATCATTATGAACTGGAAATAAAATTTAGTTTAATGTTGAACTACTTTATGGTTTAGCATTAAACTATTATTATTATTTACTAGGGGATATGGTTTAATATTGAACTAAATAGATGGTATAGTGTTGTACTTCTTAATTGCTGTTGAGAGACTGTTATAGTATAACATAACATAATTCATAATATATCTCATTTAAATAATTCTTAATTGTATAAATAATATAATAAAATCAATAGGTTAGCATAGAGATAAGCATAATAATTTACTTGATAAGAACGTAAGGAGAACAAAAGAGGGGGGACATGGGGCAGACGGGGGGTGTACGTACGTATATATACACAATGACAGCGGGGGGTATTTTTAAAGCTGTTAACTACATTATGTAAATACGTTATATTATAACATTATCCTAAAACTAGAGGTATACCTTATCCTTTTATTATTATATTGATATTGGTGATAATGATAGACCATTATATTGAATATTATGTTAATACATTATACAGCCCCATAGAGAGCCTTTAAGTACTCCCCGGGTATATCTTAACCTGACGACAGTATGTAACTCCTCAGTGAGGCTTATTAAGCTTCTCAGAGACTAATAGTAGTTAGTCCGCCGCCGTTAAGAATTCTTTGAGTAACTTTAAGTATCTACGACAAGAAATATCTAAGCTGCTACAATTTGTCTATTGACTTAGTTTTATAATGTGATATAATATACTTAAAGTATACTTTAGGTTACTTAAAGTAACTATAAGTATTATCATCTACTAATAATAATAATATAAGTAAATACTTAAAGTATACTTAAAGTACCCCTCTTACTAGTAACGATAAGCAATACTTACTCTATACTAGTAACGATAAGGATTCTTAGTAGATGGAGATAATTCTGTCGTCCCAACTTTAGTTGTTGACACGGGGTTTCTAAAAGGTATAACTAGTCATGTCCAAACCTAAAATGTATTCCAGTGAGAGGGTACTTGAAGAGTTCTATAAGGCACTTGCTGATCAGAACGAAGGTAAACTCCGTAGGGTTCATATACCTAGATCAGACGTATTCTACATTAGAGAAGCATACTATCAACATTCAGGTACTTGGGAAACCTTAGACAGAATAGAAAGATGTATGTACCTCGAAGGTAAGCTATTAGCTAGAGACGTACTAGATCCTAAGCGTAAGAGAGACTGGGAACAATGACAAGTTTTGAAGAAGTAGATGTAGACAACAGTGGATCTATTGATAAGACTGAATGGGATGCATTAGCATTAGAAGATCGACGTAGACGATTAGATGATGAAGATGCACAACGTGATGCTCAAAGAAGAATGGCATGGTTTTGTTTAGCAGGAATGCTAGCATATCCATTCCTTGTCCTATTGTGTTCTATGATCGGTGCAGATAAAGCAGCTGATATCATAGGTTCTATGGCTTCTATTTATTTCCTATCAGTTGCTGGTATAGTTGGTGTATTCTTTGGAGTCACTAACATGAGCAAGAAAGAAGTGAAAGGTAACAACGGATGATAAATATAACTATTACTAAGGAGAGTTTAAATGGGTGCTGATCCTTTAAAACTTGCTAACCCTACAAAAAAAACTCGTGCAATAGGGAAACTTTCAGCTAAAGCAAGAAAGCAAAAGAAAGATTTAGATAAAAAGAAAAAAGCTCTAGCAGAACTTAGAGAACACAAAAAACTTGGTTGGGATGGAAAAGGTTCTAAAAAACCTGACCTGCAACTAAGAGGAAATATAATGTTTCCTACAAAAGCTTCTAAGAAAAATTACCAACCTTGGAAGAGAAAACTAGATAGGTTAGAAAAGAAACTTAAAGGTTTATAATGCTTGGATTAAACTTAATCGGTCAAGTAGCTAATCTAGCTGGTACAATGATCGAAGGCAAGACAGCTGTGAAGAAGGCTGAAGCTGAAACAAAAATGAAGATAGCTACTGGAGAACTTGATTGGGATCTAGCAGCTATGAAGGCTACAGAGAACTCGTGGAAAGACGAATGGATTACTTTACTATTCTCAATACCATTGATCCTAGCCTTCTGTGGTGATTGGGGTAATCAGATAGTACAAGCAGGTTTTACTGCTTTAGAGGTTATGCCTGATTGGTATCAGTACTCACTAGGTGGAATTGTAAGTGCCAGCATTGGTATGCGTGGTGTAAGTAAATACTTCGGGAAGAAATAATGAAAAACAATTTTGATAAATGTCTAGAGATGTTATTACATCATGAAGGTGGATACGTTAATCATCCTAGTGACCCAGGTGGTATGACTAACCTCGGTGTTACTAAGAGAGTGTATGATGAATGGATCGGCAGGGAATCTACCGAGCAGGAGATGAGAGATCTAACTCCAGCAGATGTCGGGCCAATATACAAAAAGAATTACTGGGACAGAGTTAAAGGTGATCATCTACCATCTGGTGTAGACTGGTGTGCGTTTGACTGGGCCGTGAACTCAGGTTCTGGTCGTCCAGCTAAAGCTATCCAACGTGCAGTAGGAGCTACAGCTGATGGAGCAATCGGGCCACAGACACTAGGTCTTATCCTGGAGAAAGACCCTAAGTTTATTGTGGACTACGTATATACTGTTCGTCAAGGATTCTATGAAGGCTTAGATACCTTTAAGACATTTGGTCGTGGTTGGACTAGACGAAACAAAGAAACACTAGAACAAGCATTGAGTATGATATAATGGCAGTCCCTGATCGAGTCAAAGCAACTATGAAACGTCTTAATCTTAAAGGCGTGAATAAACCTAAGCGTACTCCTGACCATGCTACTAAGTCTCATGTCGTTATGGCATCAGAGGGTGGAAAATATAAACTTATTCGTTTTGGAGAACAAGGTGCATCTACAGCAGGTAAACCTAAGTCTGGTGAATCTGATAGGATGAAGAAGAAAAGAAAATCATTTAAGTCTAGACATGCCAAGAATATTAAGAAGGGCAAGATGTCAGCAGCCTATTGGGCAGATAAGGTTAAATGGTAATGGCTAAACCTAAATCAAAATCTAGAGTAAACGAAGCAGGTAATTATACAAAACCTGCATTACGTAAGAGATTATTTAGTAAAATTAAAGCAGGTACTAAGGGTGGTAAAGCAGGTCAGTGGTCTGCACGTAAAGCACAAATGCTAGCCCTACAGTATAAAAAAGCTGGTGGAGGTTATAGAAAGACATGAAAGCTTCTCAGAAGTCACTTAAGAAGTGGACTAAAGAAAAGTGGGGAACTAAAAGCGGTAAGCCTAGTGCTAAAACAGGAGAACGTTATCTCCCTAAAAAAGCAAGAGAAGCTTTAACCCCAGCAGAATATGCAGCTACTAGTGCAGCTAAACGTAAAGGCACAGCAGCAGGAAAACAATTTGTAAAACAACCAAAGAAAATTGCAGAAAAAACTAAAAAATTTAGAGCTTCGAAAGGCGGACTTACTATGAAAAAAGGTTATCACAAAATGCCTGATGGCACAATGATGAAGGATTCAGACATGAAGAAAAAGTCTGGGTATATGCACGGTGGTATGGCTAAACCTAATAAAGGTATGAAAGCCTTAAAGAAAGCTGCACCTAAAGTAGCTAAGAAAATGGGTTATAACAAAGGTGGCATGGCTAAATGCGGTGCATCTTATAAAGGATAAATAGATAATGAACTTTGAGGATTATAAAGAACCGTTAGAAGAGTGTGGTTACTTAGTAACTTCTGAAAACGTCACTACTAAAATGGGTGATGTACTAGCTGCTTTAGATCCTTATGGTTCTTATTGGTGTACTGATTCCAGAGTACAAGAGATATTATCTTCTGTCGTAACTAAAAAAGTACGTGCTCGAACTAAGTCGGGGCATTTTGTAAAGGATGATCCAACAACTCCTGAGAATGAAGCTTGGACAACAAAGACTGTAGGAAGTAAAGATTAAATGGTTGAAACAGCCTACTCTACAGCTACAGAAGCAGTAACAGTAGCATCTACTACTACAGGTGCTAACGCTACTCTTGTGTATACTTGTCCACCATTTCATGATGCAACAGTGGACTTATTACACGTAGCTAATAACAATAACTCTTCTAAGAAAGTTTATCTACAGTTCTACCATAAAGATGATACTACTTATCATTATGTGCTTAAGAATCATACTATAGCAGGTAACTCAGCAGAAAACATATTTGGTGCTGGGGTATTACATCTTCATGCAGGGGATAAGATTGTTGCATATGGTGAGACAACTAATACTATGGAAGTACTAATATCTTGTAGAGAATTTTATAATCCGACACGTTAAAGCATAACGGGGTTGCATTATTATCTATAGTATGATATAACTGTTTGTGTAAAACTAGTCTTCAGTAAACTACAAATGTCTTGTAGTATCACACTGGAGAACTTATATGTTTAAAACATTTTCAATTTGGCTTAGAGCCTTACACGATTCAATACAAAAATCACAACAGGCTAGAGCAGATTTGTGGTTACTTACACACTTAACTGATAGAGAATTAAAAGATATCGGTGTATCAAGATACGATATCAAACGGAGAATAAATGGCTCGTAACCTTACAGAAAAACAAGAAATGTTTCTTGAAGCATTATTTGGGGATGCCAGAGGTAATACCATGCAAGCAATTAAACTTGCAGGGTATGCCGAAGGTACATCTTCAGCTAGTATAATGAAAACTCTAGAAGCAGAGATTGCAGAGAGGACTAAGAGTCTTATAGCTACTCGTGGTCCTCAAGCTGCATACTCTATGCTAGACGTAATGGAAAACCCAACTGACTTGGGTAATAAAGAAAAGATGGCAGCTGCAAAAGATCTACTAGATCGAGCTGGCTTTGTAAAAACAGATAAGGTTGAGGTTAAAGCAGAGAGTCCTTTGTTTATATTACCTCCTAAATCAGATGAAGACTAATAAAACTTGGCAGTTACCTAAGCCAGAAAAAGCTGAAGGTGAGTTTGATTGGCTACCAGTAGTAAGAGTAGGTAGAGTTATACCATTTGGCTATAGACAAGACCCCAATGACTCTGATATACTGTTACCAATCCCAGAAGAGTTAGAATTATTCGAACAAGCTAAGAAGTATCTTAAGCAATATAGCCTACGTGAAGTTTCTAATTGGCTAAGTGCTACTTCAGAACGTTATATCTCTCATGTGGGTCTTATGCAGAGGGTTAAACTTGAACAAAAACGTAAGAAAGAAGCTTCAATCCAACGCTTCTATGCAGAAAAGTACAAAAAAGCCGCAGAAAAAGCGGAAAAGCTCGAAAGACAACGTATCGGTGCAAGAGTCCCAAAAGGAACTAGCACCAGCGCAGGTGAAATCACCACCGATTGACGTAGAGAAAGCTACAAGGAACATAATCTTTGAACCTAACGAAGGTCCACAGACAGATTTCCTAGCATCTACAGAACAAGAGGTACTTTATGGTGGTTCTGCTGGGGGTGGCAAGTCATATGCTATGATTGCTGACCCTGTACGCTTTCTAAACAACCCTCATGCAACTATGTTGCTAGTACGTAGAAGTACAGAGGAGTTAAGAGAGCTTATATCTGTATCTAAACAACTATATCCCAAAGCAATACCTGGGATTAAGTTTATGGAAAGAGATAAAACTTGGATTGCACCATCAGGTGCGACATTATGGATGTCATATCTAGATAGAGATGATGATGTAATGAGATATCAAGGTCAGGCCTTTAATTGGATTGGCTTTGACGAGATGACACAGTGGCCTACACCGTATCCTTGGAACTATATGCGTTCAAGGCTACGTACAACTAAACAATCGGGTCTACCTCTCCACATGAGAGCAACATCCAACCCAGGTGGCCCAGGTCATCAATGGGTAAAGAAGACTTTCATCGACCCTGAAGTACCTAATAAGGCTTTCTGGGCTACAGATCCTGAAACAGGTGATGTTATTGAGTGGCCTAAAGGTCATAGCAAAGAAGGTGAACCATTATTCAAACGTAGGTTTATACCTGCTACTTTGTTTGATAATCCTTACTTAGCTGATGATGGTATGTACGAGGCAAACCTACTGTCGTTACCTGAGCATCAGCGAAGGCAGTTACTTGAAGGTGATTGGGATATTAATGAAGGTGCAGCCTTCCCAGAGTTCAACAGACAGATACATGTAATTGAACCATTTGATATTCCTGATAACTGGCCTAAGTTTAGAGCATGTGACTATGGTTATGGTTCGTATACTGGAGTTGTTTGGATAGCAGTATCACCTGATGAACAACTGATTGTTTATCGAGAGATGTATGTATCTAAAGTTATTGCTACTGATTTAGCAGATATGATATTAGATGTTGAACAGTTTGAAAAAATACGTTATGGTGTGCTTGATAGTTCTTTGTGGCATAAACGTGGTGATACTGGACCATCTCTAGCAGAACAGATGATAATGCGTGGGTGTAGGTGGAGACCAGCAGATAGATCAAGAGGATCTCGTGTAGCAGGTAAGAACGAATTACACAGAAGACTACAAGTTGATGAGTTTACAGAAGAACCTAGACTAGTATTTTTTAATACATGCTCTCATACTATATCTCAATTACCTTCTATACCTTTAGATAAAAAGAATCCAGAAGATGTAGATACACATGCTGAAGATCACCTGTACGATGCATTAAGGTACGGAATAATGACAAGACCTAGAAGTAGTTTATTTGATTATGATCCTACATCTAACTCAGGTTTTCAAGCCAGCGACCCAACTTTCGGTTATTAAGGAAAAGCAATGGAAGAAGATGAAATCTTTGAAAATGAAATGGCAATGGACTCAGTAGAGGCTAATGCTATAGAAGACATGGATGAAGATAATTATTCTGATCCACTTTCAGGAACTGTAGTTGGTTTAGTACAAGATCATTATACTAAAGCTTCCACTGCTCGTGAGAACGAAGAAAAACGTTGGGTACAAGCCTACCGTAACTATCGTGGTTTATATGGACCAGATGTCCAGTTTACTTCTACAGAAAAGTCTAGGGTGTTTGTTAAAGTTACTAAGACTAAAGTACTAGCTGCTTATGGTCAAATAGTAGATGTACTCTTTGGTAACAGTAAGTTCCCTATTACAGTTGACCCTACTACACTACCTGAAGGTGTAGCAGACTCAGTATTCTTTGAGTCTAATGATGATATGCGTAAAGCCAAAGAAGAGTTTGGCCCAGAAGAAATGCAGTTACGTCCAGGTGAAACTGTAATAGATCTGCAGGAACGTCTAGCAGGTTCTAAAAATAAGTTAGCACCTGTAGTTGATATTCTTGAAGAAGGTAATGGTAGAACTGCTACTGAAATTACTATACACCCTGCTATGGTTTCTGCAAAGAAAATGGAAAAGAAAATCCATGATCAATTAGAAGAGTCTAATGCAAACAAACAACTAAGAGTTGCTGCCTTTGAGTGTGCCTTATTTGGTACAGGAGTAATGAAAGGGCCCTTTGCTGTAGATAAAGAATATCCTAAATACGAAGAAGGTGAATATACACCTCTAATTAAAACAGTACCTCAAACCTCATCTGTATCTATATGGAACTTTTATCCTGATCCAGATGCAGCTAACATGGATGAAGCAGAGTATATAATAGAACGTCATAAGATGTCACGTACTCAAATACGTGCGCTTAAACGTAGACCTTTCTTCCGTAAAAATGCTATAGATACAGCAGTAAACATGGGTGAGTCCTACACTAAAGAGTGGTGGGAACAAGCTATGGAAGATGACTCTAATGAGGCTAAAGCAGAACGTTATGAAGTTCTAGAGTTTTGGGGTAATGTAGATACAGAAGTTCTTGAAGGACATGATGTAGATATACCAAGTGATCTTAAAGATTTAGATCAAGTCTCAGTAAACATCTGGATTTGTAATGGTCAAGTATTACGTTTAGTAATGAATCCATTTACACCTACACTAATACCATACTATGCTGTACCTTATGAAGTAAGTCCTTATAGCTTATTTGGTATAGGTATTGCTGAAAACATGGATGATACTCAAACTCTTATGAATGGTTTCATGAGAATGGCTGTTGACAATGCTGCTTTATCTGGTAATATGATTATAGAGGTTGATGAAACTAACTTAACCCCAGGTCAAGATCTATCTGTATACCCTGGAAAAGTCTTTAGACGACAAGGTGGAGCACCTGGACAAGCAATCTTTGGAACTAAGTTTCCAAATGTTTCTAATGAAAACATGCAGATGTTTGATAAAGCTCGTGTACTATCAGATGAATCAACAGGCTTTCCTTCTTTCGCACATGGTCAAACAGGTGTGTCAGGTGTAGGCCGTACAGCTTCTGGCATCTCAATGCTTATGTCTGCGGCTAACGGAAGTATACGTAATGTAGTCAAGAATGTAGATGATTATTTACTTGGTCCTATGGCTAAAGCATTCTTTAACTTCAACATGCAGTTTGATTATGATGAAGAGATCAAAGGTGATCTTGATGTTAAGGCTCGTGGTACAGAAAGCTTAATGGCTAATGAAGTACGTAGCCAACGACTAATGCAATTCTTACAAGTTGTACAGAATCCAGTACTAGCACCATTTGCTAAGATGGACTACATCATTCGTGAAATAGCTAAGTCTATGGAACTTGACCCTGATAAATTAGTTAATTCAATGTCAGATGCTACAATACAAGCAGAGATGCTTAAGAAGTGGCAGGAAGCTAATCCTCCTGAGCCTCAACCAGAAGCCCCAGGACAGCCTCAAGGTGGACCAGCTGGTGCACAGGCAGGAGATCCTACAGGAGCTGGTGGTGGTACTATAGGGACAGGCTCAGTGCCTACTCCAGGAGAACCTGGCTTTTCAGCTAATACTGGACAAGGTGCTGCATGAATAATTTAAAACCTTTTGTAAATGATAAAGCTTTATGGGATTCTTTTCTAGAAGAAATAGACAGAAGAATCTCAGAGGTTCATAGAGTAATGGAACAGTCTAGTAGAGCAGAAGAACTATTTAGATTACAAGGACAAGCATTTGCTTTACGTAAAATAAAACAGTTAAGAGATCAGGTCAATGGGGGATAAAACTCTTACTCAGACTCCATATAATACTGGAAATAAAACAGTATCTGGTAGAATTATTTGGAATGATCCAAAGACAGGTGAAGACTATTCTGAAAGATCTACAACATTTGAGGTTGATGGGGATTGGTATACTATGCCAACTGTATCTGAAAGTGGTGATCAATATACTGAAGATCAATTAAGGGAATATGTTATAGAGTATGGACCTATAGATTACCTTACAGGAGAAAAACTACCTAAATTTAAATCTAAAAAAGATGCAATAGATTATGCTATAGACAGATCAAAAACTAGAAAAGAAACAGGAGAAGCATATGGTTATTTCAAAGGTGGGGCAGCTAGTCTCAAAGATCAAACAGAAAGTGCTTTCGGTCTTAACAAGAATAAAACAGAAGTTCAAGAAGAACTAGTAGCTCCAATTACAGTTAGCGATCTTGATAGTAGACCACTGAGTTTATTAGATGCAAGAGATGATGATAAGTATTTAGGTGAGTCTGATGGTGGACACATGTTCATAGATAGGCTAGGTAAAACCTACACTATATTTGGTACATCTAAACCTGAAGATAATAGAACAGGTGCTGAACGTTGGAAAGAAAATCTTGAACCTGTAGTTGAAGCGGCTAAAGAATGGTGGGAAGAAGGTGCTGAGTTACCTAGTATACGGCAAATTTATGGTGTAGGTAAGTCAGTTGCTGAAGGAGTTTACGATACAGTATCTAAAATATCAGGGGCTTCAATAGGTAAAGTATCTGGTGATGATATAAATTTAGCTGATGTCTTTGATGCTACTGCTGGTATGGGTGTAGGTTCATCTTTAGTTAAAGTACCTGAAGGTTCATTAAGAATTTTTGGTGGGCTTAATGCAAAAAATGCACCTGATGTAGACAGGATTACAAATTCTTTTAACTCTGAGTTTGAAGTTTTTAAACAAAAAGTATTATCTGATGAAGTTGATTTAGATTTTGATATGTTACAAAAGATTAAGAAGTTAGATCCTAAAAGCCCAGAAATACCTGAGATAGCTTTAAAGAGTCCAGAGTATACATTTTACAATGATACAGCACAAACAGCCCAATCAAATGCAATATCTTTAATGATAGAACATCCAAAATATTTTAAAAAGACTTTAAAGTCTTTAGATAATGGTGAGTATTTTAGAGGTAGGGATGGTATGTTAAGGTTTGAAATAGATGATTCAAAACTTAATATAAAAAGTAAAAACCTAACTGTTGTAGGAGAAGACCCTAGCTATGATATAGATGATTTTATAGCAGAAAAATCAAGGTATTACAATTTATCTCCCGAAGAAAAACTTTCATTTGAAGATGCTAATCCTGGATATAAGATAGAAAAAACTTGGACTAGTCTAGATGAAATTGTAGAACACCCAATTTTATTTGAACAGTATCCAAATTTAAGAAACGTACCCGTTATAGTAGATAAAAAATTCTTTAATAATTCAAAGTATGAAGGAGTACTAGCTTACTTTGAACCAAAATTTGGTTATATTTCTATGAATCCTGAGTTAAGTGAAGATGCTTGGAAGTCAACAATACTTCATGAAATGCAACATATGATACAACGAGCAGAAAATTTTGATCTTGGCACTTCCCCTGAAACTGATGCTGTGAGTGTAATGGTTAGAGTAGCTTCTAATTCTGATAAAGGTAAACAAGTTTGGAGAGACTACAGAAAAGCTTCAAAACAATATAAAAGAGATTTAGATAAGTATAACGATCTACCTACCTTAAAACGCCTTGTAACTAAAAAACCTATAGAGCCTATAGAACCTAAGAAATACTTTGATCCTTTAGGGTTCAAGACTTTAGAGGAAAAAGAATATATTATTTATGAACTTAGTTCAGGCGAAGTAGAAGCACGTAATGTTACAGATAGAATGAACTTAACTGCTAAACAAAGAAAAATTTTACCCCCTGAAAAAACCCAAGACTCACAGTACGGAGATCAGTGGACAAAATTAGAAGCAAAAAAAGAAATGAAGGATGAATACAATCCTTCTTATAAAAAAAGGTAAATGATAATGAATAGACAAATGAGTATGTTTGAAGAAGGTGGTATTGCAGATGACGGAATGGATCGTGATCCTGTATCAGGTAATGAAATACCTTCAGGATCTCTTGCCAGTGAAGTCCGTGATGACATACCGGCTCAGTTGTCTGAAGGTGAGTACGTAGTACCTGCCGATGTGGTAAGATACTTTGGTGTTCGTGTGTTTGAGGATATGCGTAATGAAGCTAAGATGGGCTTGCAAAACATGGAAGAGGATGGTAGAATAGGTGGCGAACCTGTTGAACCTTCTCAAGGTATGACTGAAGGTGATTTAGCTGGTCTCGAAGAGATGATGAGAACAGGTGTAGCTAATGGCGGTCTTATGGATAAGATGGTCTATACTGCAATGAATGATCCTTTAGTAAATCAAAAACTAAACGAAGGTGGGTTGACTGTAGGTTTTGCTACTGGTGGTATGGCGCAATCTCCTTATAATGATCCAACTCGTATAGATCAAGTTATTGGTCAGTTTATGCAAATGACTAAGAATAATCCTGGAATTATGGATGAGTTAGCTAAACGTGGTATTACTATTAATCGTACCCCAGCTACTAATGAACCTGCACAGATGCAATCACAGAATGCTCCAGCTCAAACAACTAATCCAGTAACTAATCAACAACCTATTAAAGCTTCTGAAGGTACTTATCTAGATCCATTATCAATGACAGGCTTAGGTACTACTGTAAGACCAGATCAAGTTAAACCATTAAGCTTAAACTCGGAACAAACAAAATCTTATGCTGTTTCACCTACATCTTTATCTTCTATGTATGGTATCCCAGGTGGATCTTACTTTTACCAAGGCCCAGGAGTCCCTAAATCGCCTGAAGAACAAGAAACTCCTGTAGCTCCTGTAGCTCCTACAACTCCAGTATGTGCACCAGGTACAGTATATGATGAAGAATCAGATAGTTGTGTACCTGAATTAGAACCTACTAGAGATAGAGATAATATGGATGGTATAGGTGGGACTGAAATGTCTACACCTTACGTTGAAAAAGGTTGGAGGGTACAAGCTACTGAACAACTTGATTGGTCTAACCCAGAAGACTTTGATGCTTATATGAAAGAGTTATCTAAACCTCAAGAAAAAATAAGTGGTATAGCTAAAGGTTTAGGTGTTGCTATTCCAGGGTGGGGGCCAGCTATGGTTATTGGTCAAAAGATGGAAAGAAAAGCAACAATCAATAAGATTAAAGCTATGGAAAATATAGCAAATTTAATTGGTGATTCCGTTCGAGCTGAATCTGCAGTCAAGGCTGGAGAGTCTTATAAAGCTAGTATGACTAAAGAACAAAGAGCTTTTGCTGATACCCAAAATGGTGAAGGTTATACTATAACATTAGTAAATCAAATTATGGGTAAAGGTTTTCTTGACGATGTTAAAGGTACTAGAGGTAATGGTTTCCATAGTGTTGCTGACTTACAGAATATGCCACAGTGGAAAAAAGATGAGCTTAAAGCTGCAATAGATGCAAACAACAAAGAGCTTCAAGCTAAAGCTGCCACAAAAGAAAGAAGACTAAAAATTACTACTGATGCAGAAGCAAAACGTCAAGCTGTAGCAGCTGAAGCTAGAAGAAAAGAATCTGCAACATTAGCTAAATTGAAAGCTCAAAAAGATGCTGGTAATGTTGCTACTGAAGCTGAAATTAGAAGAGCTAGAGACCGTGGTCAGACTACAACAGGTCAAGCACTTTCAAGAACTCAAAGCCAAAAGTCAAGATCAGAAAAAATGGCAGATAGGGCAAAGTCACAAAGAACCATTGAAGCAAGAACAAAATCAGGTCAGTTTGATTCTAGAGGACTGGCACGAGGTGGTAGAGCTAAAGGTGGACTAATGAAGAAACCAAGTAAAAAATAAATACCTATAAGGTATCCAAACAATAATAAGGCTACTCAGCAATAATGCTGACCCCAACATAAGGATAATGGATATGCCAGAACTAAGTACAATGGAAACCCCGAAGACTGCAGGATTTGTAGATAGGGGTTATAATAATAATAAAAAACGTGCAGCTATGGAAGCTGAAGAAAAAGAGATAAAACGTTTAGAAGCAGAGGCTCGTGGTGAAACTATTGAAGAAGAATCCGATGGCGAAGGATCTGAGGCAACCGAAGTATCGGATGCAAGTAGTTCCAAACAAGAAGAAGCCAAAGAGGAAGCCGAAGCATCGGAGTCTGATGAGGGGTTAAGTCGAGAAGAAAAATCCTTCAAGAAAAGATATGGTGATCTTCGTCGTCATATGTCTGAAAAAGAAAAAGACTGGCAAGAAAAGTTTGAAGACTTAGAGGCTCGTATGAAGGGTGAGAATATTATCCCACCTAAGTCTGATGAAGATATAGATGCATGGGCATCCGAACATCCTGATATTGCTGGAATAGTAGAGACTATAGCTGCTAAGAAAGCTCAACAACTATTTAGTAAAGCTGAAGCAAGACTACAACAGTTAGACAAAATGAATGATGAGACTATGCGTAAGTCAGCAGAGGCTACTATCTTAGAGTCTCATTCAGATTTTATTACAATACGTGAGTCAGATAGTTTTCATGACTGGGCAGAAGAACAACCTAAGTGGGTACAAGATGCTGTCTATGAGAATGCAGATGATCCACGTTCTGTAATTAGAGTTATCGACCTGTATAAGGTTGACAAAGGATTAACTAAAGAAGCTAAGAAAGCTAGTAAAAAAGCAGCAGCTTCTATGGTTAGTAGAACTTCAAAGACTAAAGTAGACGCTGATGAGGCTGGTGGACAAATCCGTGAGTCTGATGTAGCAAGAATGTCTAGTAAAGAATTTGAAGAAAACCAAGACAATATTAACAAAGCTATGCGCAATGGTAAATTTGTCTACGATATTTCAGGAAATGCACGTTAAGTGTTGACATTATGTTTATCTGAAGTATAACTATCGGCAGGAACAAGAGCCTCCCTTGTGGACTACCTCTCTTGCCTACAACCAATAAAACTTAAACTACAAATAAGAACTACCTGATTAAGTACAGGCCCGTTTAGATAATGGTTGGCCGACTGTTATCATAACGCACCCTAGAAAAGTATCAGCCTCTTTGCTTCACGTTTAGTTTCTCTGAGTTGAGGTATGTACCTTTAACTCGTACTTACCTCTTTATCATAAGCCAAACATTCAAGGAGAATTATAATGGCATTTGCATCCGCAAGCGGATATACAAACTTACCGAATGGTAACTTTAGTTCCGTAATTTATTCTAAAAAAGTACAACTTGCATTCCGCAAGTCCACAGTTTGTGGCGACATAACTAACTCTGATTATTTCGGTGAAATTGCATCGCAAGGTGACACTGTAAAAATTATCAAAGAACCTGAAGTAAGCGTATCAGCATACAAGCGTGGCACAACTATTGCTGCACAAGATTTAGCTGATGCTGATTTTTCACTTGTTGTAGATAAAGCAAACTACTTTGCATTTAAAATCGACGACATCGAAGAAGCACACTCTCATGTTAATTTCATGGACATGGCTACCAATCGTGCGGCTTTCCGCTTGGCTGATCAGCATGACCAAGAAGTATTGGGTTACTTAAGTGGTTATAAACAGTCTGCTCTACATGCTAATGCAGCTGCAGTCAACGATGCAGTAAATGGAACTAAAGCTAATACAGCTGCTGGTTCAGACGAATTACTTGCAGCTAACAAGCTGAAAAAAGGTGACTTCGGAAACATTACTACAACTTCAGCAGGTGATCACTCAATCCCAGTTGCAGCACGTTTACCAGGAGCAACTGCTCTACCAACAGCATACGTATCACCAGCAATGTTGATTTCACGTATGGGTCGTTTGTTAGATCAGAACCAAGTAGACACTGCAGGTAGATGGCTAGTACTTGATCCTATCATGATGGAAGTCCTTCGTGATGAAGATTCACGTTTGTTTAACGCAGACTTCGGTGAGTCAGGTGGATTACGTAACGGTCTAGTCTTGAACAACTTCCACGGCTTCCGTGTATATACTTCAAGTAACTTACCTTCAGTAGGTACTGGTGCAGGAACTACAAACACAGCTAACCAAAATGCTAACTACGGTGTTATCGTAGCTGGTCATGACTCAGCTGTAGCAACTGCAGAGCAAATCAACAAAACAGAAACATACCGTGATCCAGATTCATTCGCTGATATCTGCCGTGGTATGCATCTTTACGGACGCAAGATCTTACGTCCAGAAGCGTTGGTCACAGCTAAATATAACTTAGCATAATAAAATACTTTAAGGGGGCTGGCTTAGTGTTAGCCCCTTTATATACATTTAAAATCTCGTAGGAAATGACATGGCGACTTATATAAACCTAGTGAATGAATTACTTCGTCGTCTTAACGAGGTTGAAATTGGTGAGGCAGATTTTGCTACAACTAAAAACGTACAATCACTGGCTAAAGATTCTATTAATTCTTCTATACGTGAAATACTACAAGAGGCTCAAGAGTGGCCCTTCACGTTAGTAACCTATGAACAAACACTATCAGTAGGTACGAAGACTTACGATTTCCCTTCAGACTATTCAAAAGCTGATTGGGAATCTTTTTATTTAAAAAATACTAATACAACAGATCCAGGTGTTTTAAAACCATTATCATATGAACAGTACTTATCAACTCGTAGAGCTGATGATGATACTTCTGGTACAGATGGTTATACAAAACCTTTAAATGTTTATAAGACACAAGAAGAAAAGTTTGGTGTTACTCCAGTACCTGATATAGCTTACGTTATTGAATATAAATACTGGAAGTTTCCAAACGATTTATCTTTAAGTACTGATGTGTGTATTATACCTGATAGATTTAAACATGTTATTATTGATGGTGCTATGATGTACTTAATGCACTTTAGATCTAATGAACAATCAGCACAATTACACAAGGACAAGTTTAAAGTAGGTATTAAGTCTATGAGAAGACTTGTTGTAGATAGTAAAGACTCTCTTTTATCTACTGTAATACCAAAAGGTTCTAATGTAATAACTAAGAGTTTTGGCTAAATGGCAGATAGATTAAGTACATACCTGTCAGTTTGTGCTGGAGGGTTAATCACTAACGTAGATCCCTTAACTCAAGCCTCTGGATTATCTGGTAGTGCTATACGTATGATTAACTATGAACCTGCTTTATCGGGTGGGTATCGTCGTATCAGTGGTTACTCTAATGACTATGGTACTGTTCCCGGAACAGGCCCTGTATTAGGACTAACAGTAAACGGCAACTTACACGATGGTATATTTGCATGTAGAAAACCTACATCTGGTCATGATTACTTATATAGATGGCAAGACTCTAGTGACTCTTGGGTAGTTATACCTGAAGCTGGTAATCCTAATATGACTAACGTATCTAGAATTAGATTTACTAGTTATAATTGGTCAGGCGAAGTAATACTTCTTACTGATGGGGTAAATCCAGCCGCAACTTATGACGGAACTAATTACGTACAGATAACTCACACTCAAGCACCTAATAATCCTAAGTATTCAGAAGAGTTTGCCTCTCATGCATTCTTATGTGGTGATTCATCTGAACCGTTTAACTTATTTTTTAGTGCGCCTTTAAACGCTACAGATTTTAGTCCTGCTAATGGTGCTGGTGTTATTAATGTAGGTTACACTATAACAGCAATTAAAAAGTTTCGTAATCAATTATATATTTTTGGTGCTAATAATATAAAAAGATTAACAGGTAATAATGCGGCTAACTTTGTATTAGAAAATGTTACTTCAAATATGGGTTGCCTTGCTCCTGATTCTGTGGTAGAATTTGGTGGTGACTTACTTTTCTTAGGGCCTGATGGTATACGTCCTGTTTCTGGTACTGATAAAATTGGTGATGTTGAACTCGCTACAGTTTCTAAAGAAATACAGTCTATATTCGATAACTATTATCTATCAGAACAAATAGAAGATGTAGCTATTGTAGTACTTAGGAAGAAGTCACAGTTTAGATTCTTCTTTAAAAACGATGCTTCTCTATCTTTAATAGGTGGTATACGTAAGAGTCAGAATAAGCAGAGTATTTTTGAGTATAGTCAGCTTACTGGTATGGAAGCAAATTGTGTAGCTAGTGGATACATAGGACAATTTGAACATGTAATACATGGAGATGGTTCTGGTAGAGTACATAGACAAGAAAAAGGTAATAGCTTTGGTGGTAACTCTATCTTTAGTTTATATCAAACACCCTACTACTATATGGAAGATCCAGAAATACGTAAGGTAATACATAAAGTAAACACTTACTTAAAATCAGAGGGTGATACAGAAGTTTTTGTTGGTGTCTCTTATGATTACGATGACACAGGGACAAGCAACCCTACTAACTATGAGTTTACTACAGAGGGTGCAGCTTCAATTTATGGTACAGCTATATATGGAGCAGGTGGTATATATGATGGTAATCCCTCACCTAAAACACTTACAAATATATCTGGATCAGGTAACTCTGTTTCAATAAGTTACGTTACGAATAATACAAATGCAAGTCATACTATACAGGCAGTAGCCTTGACGTATGAGACAGCCGACAGGAGATAATACTTTGGCAGGTTACGTAAGACAGTCTTCAGCAGACATAATACCAACAGCTACACTTCGTGCAGCACCTATTAACGCCGAGTACAACAAGCTCCGTGATGCATTTGCAGTGTCAAGTGGACACAAACACGATGGATCAATAGGAGAAGGTGGTTACATTCCTCTTATTGGTGATGTTGACGCACTAAACAAAGTTGTCATAAACACTGCTACTAATCAAGTAGGTGTCTTTGTAGAGGTATCTTCAGCCGCAGTAGAACAAATACGCTTCTCTGATGGGGCTATTATACCTGTAATAACTAATGATATAGACTTAGGTACATCTGGTTTAGAGTTTAAAGATTTATACTTAGATGGTACAGCACACATAGATACACTAGATGTAGATATTAATGGTGCAGTTGCAGGTACGTTTACTATAGGAAGTACATTAGGTGTTACTGGAACAACTACTCTAAGCACAGCTAATATTACTACAGGTGTTATTACTTCTGTAGATATTAACTCTGGTGCTATAGATAACGTAACCATAGGTGGTACAACAGCAGGTGCTGGTTCATTTACTACACTAAGTGCTACAGGTACTTCTACTCTTGCTACTGTAGATATTAATGCAGGTGCTATTGATGGCACAACTATTGGTGCTTCATCTGCCGCACCAGCTACTGTAACAGACCTAACATCTACAGGAACATCAACATTAACTACTGTAGACATTAATGCAGGTAATATAGACAATACAGTTATAGGTGCATCAACAGCCGTTGCTGGTAGCTTTACTACAGTCTCTACATCTGGTCAGGCTACGTTAGCTACTGTAGATATAAACGGTGGTAATATTGATGGTACTATTATTGGTGCTTCTTCTACAGCCGCAATCACAGGTACAACAATTACAGGTTCAAGTCTTGTAGGCCCACTTACAGGTAACGTAACAGGTAATATCACAGGTAACGTTACTGGTAATCTTACAGGCAATGTGACAGGTAATGTAACTGCAGGGTCAGGTTTATCTACATTTAACAATGTAACTGTAAACGGTACACTAGATGTTACAGGTACAACTATTGCTAATGTTACTGATCCAACCAGTGCTCAAGATGCGGCTACAAAGAACTATGTAGATACTGCAGATGCACTAAAGCTTAACCTGTCTGGTGGAACTATGTCAGGTGCTATTGCTATGGGCGGTAGTAAAGTAACAGGCTTAGGTGCTCCAAGTGCTTCAACAGATGCCGCTACTAAGGGATATGTAGACACTGAGGTATCTGCTTTAGTTGACTCATCTCCTGATGCACTAAACACTCTTAACGAGTTAGCTGCGGCAATCAATGACGATGCAAACTTCTCAACTACTATTACTAATTCTATAGCTACTAAGTTACCTCTTGCAGGTGGAACACTAACTGGTGACATTGTAATGGGTACTAATGCTGTAACATCTACAGCTAACCCTGCAACAAATGATGAGCTATCTCGTAAAGGTTATGTAGATGCACAAGATGCTACTAAGTTAAACTTATCAGGTGGCACTATGTCTGGTGCTATAGCTATGGGTACAAGTAAGATAACTGGACTAGGTGATCCTACTGCTAATCAAGATGGTGCTACTAAGAACTACGTTGACACAACTGCCTTACTAAAATCAGGTGGTACTATGGCATCTGCTATAGCTATGGGTGGCAATAAGATTACTGGATTAGGTACTCCTACTGCTAATACTGATGCGGCTACAAAAACGTATGTTGATAGTATCGCAGGTTCTAATACAGCGGCGGCGGCTAGTGCTACTCAAGCGGCTACTTCAGCTACTAATGCAGCAACATCAGCTACAAACTCAGCTAACTCAGCAACAGCTGCGGCTACCAGTGCTACTAATGCCGCTAATTCTTATGATGACTTTGACGACAGATACTTAGGTGCTAAATCATCTGCTCCTTCAGTAGACAATGATGGTGACGCTTTAATAGCAGGTGCATTGTATTTTAACACTACAAGTAACATTATGTTTGTTCGTAGTGGATCAGGTGGTTGGCAAGCGGCAGGTTCATCAGTTAATGGTACATCTGGTCGTAACACATATACCGCTACATCAGGACAGACTACATTCTCTGCAACATATGATGTAGGCTACGTAGATGTATATCTTAATGGTGTAAAACTTTTAGTTGGTACAGACGTAACAGCTACAAGTGGTTCTACTGTAGTACTAAGTGCAGGTGCTACTGCTGGTGATATTATTGACATCGTAGGTTATGGTACATTCCAACTTGCAGATCACTATAGTAAGACTGCGGCAGATGCTAGGTTCTTAGGTCTAGCTGGTGGCACTATGACAGGTGACATTGATGGTAACGGCAATAAAGTTTTATTCGGTAACGTATATTCTCAGTTATCAGACTTACCAAGTGCATCAACTTATCATGGTATGTTTGCTCATGTGCATTCAACAGGTAAGGGTTACTTTGCTCATGCAGGTAACTGG